GTTTCTAGAGTAGAAAAGATAGCTTTTAGTATGGCTGTATGAGGAAGGAATGAAATATGGACTATGCCTCATACAAAGAACAAATATACGTCATGGCAGGTTATACGGTTGACCCCACAACGGGAAACGTAACCTCGTATGACCAAAATTTTGAAACCGTTCTTCCGCAAATTATCAATTATGCGGAATTAAGAATCCAACGTGATCTTGATTTGCTTTCAAACCAAATCGTTAATACAACTTATCAAACAACTGCAAATAGTGAAATTGTTCCTTTAAATCCGTCTGATTTTATTACAGTTCAAGGCGTAAGTGTCGAAACATCTCCAAGTTCTCCACTTTTACCTACGACAAAAGAGTATCTCCAATACGTTTATCCAACAGGATCTACGGCAGGAATTCCTCAGTTTTTTGCTATGTATGGTGGAGACACAGCGTCTGGCGGTCAAACTCAGATGAAAATTAGACTTGGGCCTATTCCAAACATAATTTATAATTTGACTATCACCGGAACGCTCCATTCTGCTCCGATTAGTGCCACTAATACGACGACTTGGATCAGCACATATCTTCCTGATGTCTTCATCATGGCAAGCATGATCTACATGAGCGCTTACCAAAGAAATTTTGGTAGAATTGCTGATGATCCTCAAATGGCTCAAACATATGAAATGCAGTATCAAGCTCTCTTGAAAGGCGCGACTGTCGAAGAATTCAGAAAGAAGTTTCAAGCGTCTGCTTGGTCTTCTATGTCTTCATCTCCTGTGGCTACACCTACGAGGTAAGACATGCCACATGCACAAATGAAATTGATTGCCGGAATTGATACAACAAAAACTCCGGCGTTAAATCAGGCAGCGTTTTCTGAATCGCAGTTGATCAGGTTCATTCCTGATCAGCAGGGCGCAGGTTTGGTTCAAAAGATGGGCGGATGGATTAATTACGCCCCAGGCAATTATTTCCCAAACACAAAAGAACTTCGTCCATGGGAAGATCTTTCTGGCGTTTCTCGTTTGGCTATTGGCACGACTACAACATTAGAAACGCTTTTAGGAACAACAAAAGCAAACACTGATATTACTCCTGAGAAAACTTCATCGGCAAGTTCGCCATTAACTCAAACTGCAACAATCTCTGTTGCATCTCCTGCTGTCATTACGGTTGCAACTGCTCCAGTTGAAAATGCTCCAATTGTATTCTCTACAACAGGTGCATTGCCGACAGGCATGACTGCCGGAACAGTTTATTATGTGACAAATGCCACTGCTACGACGTTTAATATTGCAACGAGTGTTGGTGGGTCATTAGTTACTACAACTGTTGCAGGATCTGGAGTTCACACTGCAACTATAGCTATGTTTTCAACAACAAGCGGGACAAACACAGTTACAGTGACTGATACAAATTTAAATGTTCAAACTGCCACATTTAGCAATGGATCTCCAACAATTGTAACTGTTGCAATTTCTCCAGCAAGCGGAACATCTATTGTTTTTGCAGGGCCAAATCTTCCTACAGGAGTAACGGCAGGAACAACTTATTATGTTCTTCCAATTAATGCGACGACATTTAACATTTCTACATCAGCAGGTGGATCAGCAGTCAATACTTCATCTACAGGCACAGGAAATTTATATGTTCCAAATTCTTTGCAAAATAATTTTTCTGTCTATTTTAAAACTCCAATCAGCATAGCTAACTTTTTAATTAGCGGAGTTTATTCTGTTACAAAAGCGAGTGATGCGTATTTCAACAAATACACAATTTCGATGCCATTACTCGCAAATGCAACTACATCAGTAGCTGTTCTTCCAACATTTACAGTTTCTACAGGATACTCAAACGTCGTTGTCACTGAGCCTAATCATCCTTATTATGCAGGTGCTAATGTTGCATTTTTGTATCCTACAACATCTGCCGGAATTACAATTTATGGCAACTATACGCTAGACCCGACATATTCCATCAGTTCAACACAGTATGGTATATTTGCAAATAATTCTGCTTCAAGTTCTTCAACATTCTCCATGAATGGTGGATCTGTATTTTCTGAATACTATTTCAATCTTCCTTCAACTTCAGTTGCAGCAGGATATGGTGGCGGAACATACGGCAGTGGTGGTTACGGAATTGGAACGTCAAATCAAATCGTATATGCGAATCCAATTACTTCAACTGATTGGATCATTACAAATTTTGGTGAGTTATTGATTGCATGTCCACAACAGACACCGACATCGACAGATTTAAACACAGGTGGGCCAATTTATTATTGGTCTCCATCTTCAAATACAGCGACTGCATATTTGCTTAATACAGCACCAATGGCAAACGCAGGTGTTTTTGTTGCGATGCCACAAAGACAGCTTGTTGCATACGGATCTACTGTCACCGGAATTCAAGATAACTTGTTGGTTAGATGGAGCGATGTTGGCGATATAACAGTTTGGAACCCAACCGCAGCTAATCAAGCAGGTTCATATCGGATTCCAGAAGGAAGCCAAATTATAGGCGCAATTCAGGGGCCACAACAGGCTTTGATTTGGACTGACTTGGCTGTTTGGTCGATGCAATATGTCGGGCCACCATTTGTTTATGGTTTCAACAAAATCGGTGATGGCGTTGGTGCTATCTCCAAAAAATGCATGGGATCTATTGGTGGTGTCATCTATTGGATGTCGCCAAACAAATTCTGTAGTTTGGCAGGAAGTGGTGTTCAAGCAGTCAATTGCCCTGTTTGGGATGTTATATATCAAGATCTCAATACATCTCTCACATCTATTATCCGTTGTGCAACAAACAGCACTTTTGGTGAAATCACTTGGTTTTATCCATCAAATAACAATGCTTCTACAGGTCTTCCATCGACGTATAACGACCGTTATGTGAAATATAACGTCGTTTTAAATGCTTGGGACTACGGAATTTTGGACAGAACTGCTTGGACTGACCAATCCGTTCTTGGAAAGCCAATCGGCGCAGCAAGCGATGGAACTCTCTATCAACATGAAATTGGATACAATGCAGGTTCTTCAGTCGATGCAATGACTTCAACATTCAAAACGGGCTATATGCAATTGAATGAAGCGGATAGTATTGTGTTTATCGATCAAATTTGGCCAGATTTTAAATGGCAGACATTCGATGAATCATCTCCATCTGCAAATATGTATATTACTTTCTACGGCACAAATTATGCCGGAGATACGCCAACTCAATATGGGCCATTCTTGATGACAAAGAACACGCAATATGTGTCACCAAGAATTCGTAATAGGCTTTTGGCAATTGAGATATCAACGGCAAACTCAAATGGTAATTCTCAATTGAACTCATTCTTCCGAATTGGTGCTTTGAGATATCGCTATCAACTTGATGGGAAATACTAATGGCCGCTTCTTTAGATGACATTCTTACCGCTCAGAAAAACGGTGTTATTGGCATCAATAACATCAGTGACGTTAATTTGAGTGCGATTGGGACTTTGAATAGCGGAGAAATTACAGCAAAAACTGCTTTTTCTTCAAAGTATAATTACGTCGTAAGGATTTCTGTTATTGTAGCAGGTTCATCTACAGGGATGATCTACGACGCTACAAACACAGGTGCTGCAACGACCGGAACTAGAGTTGCTGTTATTCAAAATACTGTTGGAATTTATGATATCAAGTTAGCATGTAACAGTGGTATCGTAATTGAGCCAGGAACTGGCGGCATGGTTTTGGCTATGACATATTCGTGAGGTTATGATGCCATTAGCACATGGGAAATCCCAAAAAACAATTAGCGGAAATATCAGTGAAATGATCAAAGCAGGTCATCCGCAAAATCAAGCTATTGCTGCTGCTCTTAATGTGGCTCGTAAATCCCATAAAGCAAACGGTGGCATTCCTGATCCTGTTAAGAACAATTTTGCGGCTCCAGATGGTCAGGATCAAAAAGTCCATATTGGGCCAATTCATGCTCCGGTAGCGGGACGAACAGACCATTTGAACATGCATGTCCCATCGGGCGCATATGTAATTCCGGCTGATATTGTTTCATCGTTTGGTGAGGGAAACACAGAAGCCGGATTAAAGGTGTTTGACGATTGGGTTAGCGAATTAGGTCGGAAAACTAATGAGCCATCTTATGAACCTGATAAGATTACGCCTATTGTAGCCGCAGGTGGTGAATATGTGATACCACCTAATATTGTTAGGGTTTATGGGAACGGGGACATCGATCTTGGCCATAGCGAATTGGACAAGTTTGTCGTTCTGGCTCGCAAAAACTTAATCCAAGAACTGAAAAAATTACCACCACCGAAAAAGGATTGAGAGTGACAATAGTTGAAAAGAAAAAGCGAGTTCGTTTGTCCAAAACTGCTCGCGCAAATAGACCTCCAGTTAAGATTATTGAAACTCCTTGCCATGTTCGAGTGGCAACGGTCGATGATCTTTTTGGCATTATGACGTTGGCGAGGATCGTTCATAAGGAAAATGGATTATTTGACTTCAATGAGGCAAAGGTAGCTGAAACAGTTTGGCCTACATTGATGCAAGCTAATGGAATCATGGGAGTGATTGGTGATCGGGACGCTTTAGAGGGTCTCGTTATGCTAAAAGTGTCGAATTATTGGTATTCAGATAAGCAGTTTTTGGAAGAAATGTGTGTTTTTGTCCATCCAGACTATA